GCTCAGGATGCATTTAAGAGCGCATTGACTGATAAAATCGGTGATGCACTAGATGCCAAAAGACAAACCGTAGCAAATGATTGGTTGAACGCTGGTGATGAATTAGAGGCAGTACAAGACGCTTCTGGTTTAGATGATGTTGGTGTTGCGCCAGAAGGAACAGTAGATTTAGAAGGTCAACCGAATGATGTTGATTTTACTGGTAGTGAACCAACTGAACCGTTTGAAATTGATGACGACTCAGTAGAGGAAGAATAAATGAGCGACCTGTCGTTTAACAAGTTTACAAAAGGATTGAATGAACGCAGGTATATAGGACCTGAAGGTACTGTGGAGTTTAAGAAATTATCTCCAAAGATGAGGGCTGCGGTTAATGATGTTTATTCTAGGATTAACAAGGCACCGGACCCTATTGTATCAAAGATTGAAGGTATTATTAGAGTAGTAGCAAAAAAACACGGTGTTAGTACTTATGATATTGAAGATTATTTTGACAACGAATTAATAAAATAAAGGAATAAAAAATGGCTATTTCAACAAGAACATTAAAAGACTCAGTTTTAGAAACCGGTAGTGGGGCTCAAGGCGGTAAAGTTACTGTTTTAGTAAACATGAATGACGATACTGCTACTGATTCTGCTATACTTGATGCAAGCGGATTATCAGGACACGCTAATGGTGCAAAATTAGATATAACGAGAATATGGTGGGGATTAGTACAAGGTACTGCTGATGACAATACAGGTTGGGCGCAGATTCAATTTGTGGGGTCTTCATCCGATACTGCGGCAATTAATCTAGTTGGTACAGGACATTATGATGGTACTGCTGGTAAAATAACAAACAATGCAACGAATACTGGTGCAACTTCAGGAGATTTACAATTAAGTTCTTATGGAGTTTCTGGATATATTTTAATTGAATTAAGAAAAGACAGCAGCTTTACTGCATAATTTCTTATGGCAATTAGTAATGTAACGGTTGTAGATACCTCGACCAAACATATTGTTAGGTCAAAGGGTATCGGAAGTGAAGAAGACCAGATAGTGGTTGATGCATTTGAACTTACGGGTGGTAATAATGAGTCGCTAGTAAGTTTAATTGAGTGCTATTATCAGATAAAAGGTACAGGAACATTGACAATTAGTACAACAAGTGAAAGTACTGATTTAACTTTAACTGGTAAGGGTAAGTATGGATTACGACCTGGTCAGTTAAAATTTGGTAACGATAAACAATTTAAATTAACAACTGACTCGAATGTAAAGAGTTATTTGTTAGTAACAGAATTTAGGAGAAACTAATGGCTGATGCTGTAACAAGTCAAACTTTAGTAGATACATCTGGTACAAAAACTGTGATGAAATTTACTAATATGTGTGATGGTTCAGGTGAAACACTTGTAACAAAAATGGACGCTAGTGCTTTATCATTTATGACAGAAGATGCGACAAAGAGTGTTGCGAAGATTTGGTGGGCTGTCAATACTACGAATGGTAAATCAGGAATAGAACTGTTGTGGGCAGGTAGTGGCGCAAGTTCCGCTAATTCTACGATATGTTTTTTATCTGGTAGAGGTTTTCACGACTACTACACGGCAGGTAATTCTATTCCAAATAATGCAACATTGACGGCAAACACATCTCCTGCAGGTGACTTGTTGATTTCAACGAAAGGATTTGTTGCCGGCGATAATTATACGATAATAATTGAAGTAAGATAGATGAGTAAGAGAAAACCTAAAGACCGTTCCCGTGAAATTCTAGAGAGAATAGTCGGAACAAGGTCTAAAACTTATCTTGCAGAAGCGTTTAAATTAGCATTTGCAGAGAAGTATGATGTTAAACGAGAAGAAATTAAACAGGGTATAGTCGATAAAGTCTATAACAAAGAAAAGGTGGAGAAATGAAACTAATTACAGAAACAGTTGAAGATGTTGAAATCTTAAAAGAAGGCAACGCTAAAGGCGGCAAAGATTATAAGATTAAAGGTGTCTTTTTACAGGCGGATATTAAGAACCGTAATGGTCGAGTTTATCCGGTACAAACTTTGACAAACGAAGTTAAACGCTACACAAAAGAATTTATCAATAAGAAAAGAGCTTTCGGCGAACTAGGGCATCCTGACGGACCCACAGTTAATCTTGAAAGGGTTTCGCATATGATAACTAGTCTAACGCCTGAAGGTAAAAACTTCATTGGTGAGGCGAAAATAATGGATACTCCTTATGGCAAAATCGTCAAAAATTTGATTGACGAGGGCGCACAATTAGGTGTATCTTCAAGGGGTATGGGTTCGATACAACAATCGAACGGAAGAGGTGTTGTTGGTAAAGATTTTTATCTCGCAACAGCTGCTGATATTGTCGCAGACCCATCGGCGCCAGATGCTTTCGTTGAAGGCATTATGGAAGGCAAAGAATGGATATGGGACAATGGCGTACTGAAAAGTAAAACCGTTGAAGAATACAAAGAAGAAATAGAAAAAGCGAAGATTCACAAGTTGACCGAAGTCAAAACAAAGATTTTTGCAGATTTTATATCTAAATTGTAAAAAAATACGCAAAAAACCGTCAATGCGTAAGGGTTGAGATGGTAATTTGTATAAATAATTATAATTAACAAATTAATTAATTTTTAATAAAGGAGACCGAATGTCTGAAACCGAAGTTAATCAAGAAGTAGATTTAGAAGAGCAAAAGAACGCAGCTAACAAAGATGCGAGCCCTGCTGAAGCTACTCACCTTCAAAACGACGCTGAAGATTTGGGTGCACCAGTAGTTAAACCTACTGATAGTAACCCTGACTCAACGAAAAAGGTTAAAAAAATAACATCAGACCCAGCACAGAAAGATGAAAATGAGGCGTCTTTACCAAAAGACAATAAACCCTCTGGTGCTGCTGAAGAAGTAGAAACTGAAGAAGATGTAATTTCTGAAGATTCTATTGATGATATTGACTTATCTGATGACGTTAAGGCGCTAGTTTCATCTGACGCTGACTTATCTGAAGAATTTAAAGATAAGGCTGCGACTATATTTGAAGCTGCTGTTAAGACAAGAATCAAAGAACAGACGAAAATCCTTGAAGCACAGTTTGAGAAAAAACTTACATCCGAAACAGAAACAATAAAAGAAGCTATGGTCGAGAAAGTCGATTCATATCTAAACTATGTTGTTGAAGAATGGATGAAAGAAAATGAATTAGCAGTTGAAAGAGGTATTCGTACCGAAATCGCTGAAGATTTCATTACTGGACTTAAAGGACTTTTCAAAGAACATTATATTGATGTTCCTGAAGAAAAATACAATGTACTAGATGATTTAACTGACCAAGTTAAAGATTTAGAAGGCAAACTTAACGAACAGATTGAGAAAAATGTCAATCTTTCTAAGGATGTTTCTGAATCAAATAGAGAAAAACTAATCGCTCAAGTATCTGAAGATTTAGCTGATACTGAGAAAGAGAAGTTTTCTTCTATGGCTGAGAATGTTGAATATGATAGTGCAGAAAAGTTCCAAGAGAAATTAGAAACTATTAAGGAATCTTATTTCCCTAAAACTAAAATGGATGAAACTGCATCAGGTGATGAAGTTGACTCTGTGGCGGCGAATATACCTGCTGATGCCGGTACATCCGATGCTATGGCTGCATACACGGCCGCTATATCAAAAGACCTTAATACTTTAAAGTAATTAAGGGTGATAACAATTAAATAAATAAAAAGGAGAGATAAATGTATCTTACTGAAAATTTACAAGAAAAGTGGCAGCCAGTATTAGAGCATCCAGATTTGCCAAAAATCGAAGATTCTTATAAGCGTGCTGTTACAACTGTTATTCTTGAGAACCAAGAAAAAGCAGTAAGGGAAGACCGAAGCTTTATGGCAGAGGCTGCCCCTACAAACGCAACAGGTTCTAGTGTAGACAACTGGGATCCTGTTCTTATTTCATTAGTACGAAGAGCAATGCCTAACCTAATTGCGTATGATATTTGTGGCGTTCAACCAATGAGTGGTCCAACTGGACTAATCTTTGCTATGAAGAGCCGTGAAGCTTCGCAAACGGGTACTGAAGCATTATTTAACGAAGCTGATACTGAGCATTCTGGCG